CAAACACCATGGTGGACGGCCATCTCTATTTTGGCGCCCCGACGTCCGCCACGCGCTTTGCCATCTACGTTGGGGTGGCGGTGGCGCGGTGGCTCCCCCACTCCAACATGGCGTGGGTCAACCGCAAGTACGGGCTTGCAGGCAGTATCGCATGCCACGTTTTGCACAACGTGGCGGCCATCGGCGGGTTCACCCGCCTTCGTCACGGCCATGTCATGCGTCTGCCAATAACCGCGGCAATCCACACATGCATCCTCGCGATGCGCCTCCAAGAAGCTGTGTGGGCCGCGGGGTTTCCTTAGGCTCGCCCGTCGGCGAGCGCGCGCGTGCGTTTTGGCTGCGCATGGTGGAAGGCTCCGTGTATGACGACACGGGGCCTGGCGAGGTGCTGCTACTGCCCGAGGGCAGCACCTTGCCAGCCATCATGTGTTTGCCTAGCGTACACACAATGTCGGTGGTTGGAACGTCCAGCGTGTACTTCGACTCTGCGGTGATGGAGTGGTGGTTCGACGCTGGTGAGACAGCTGCCGGTTGTGGCGTGCTCGCCGACGAGGAGCCAGGGGAGGTTGCTTACGCTTTGGTCTTTTGTGAAGGCAACCTCCGGCTAGCAGCCAGCACACCTGCATCAGTGGCAGTGGCCGTGATGCAGCGCCTCGTGCGGGATGCCAAGCACCTGGCAACAGCTGGGCCAGAGTTGGAGAAGCAGATCGAGCGGCTCCAACCTCTGGCTGAGCGCCTAGGGAAAATAGTGGGTGATGCTATCGGGAAGCAGTACACCCACGAAGAGTGTGCAGCACTGATGGGAGGTGTGCGCGGCGTCAACTTTTTGGCAGCAGCCGCGCAGGCCAACGACAGCGGTGGTGATGTGCGTGTCGAGGCCGCGGTCAAGCGGTCCGAATGGCTGCCTCTCAAGGCACCAGGTGGCAATCAAATCGTCGCCGCGCACGTCACGCGTGTTGAGGGCAACAACCGGCCAGCCACTGAGCTGGAGCTGGAATGCGCTTTGGTCCAGGGTAACTGGATTAAGTACCGCCTCATCATGCCCGCGAATGAAGTGTGCCACTCTGTGCTGATACCCATGGCACGCCAGGTCATGGACGCGCTGAAGAACGCGCTCCATGGCAACCTGGTTGAGGTGCCATGCCGTGATGGCACAACACAACTCGTCCAGTTCACTATTGCCACGTCCCTTAACCAGGATGGTCTTAGTGCATTGGGGGTTGAGCTCCAGCAGGCGACCGCGTGGGCGGTGGCGGTGTGTGGTGACGACAACGTCTTCAGCGCCCCTTGCCCCGCTGCCACCTATGGAGCGACCGACTTCGAGCAATATGAAGCGTCAGAGGCTTTGGCACAGTCCAAGGCCATGCTGACATTCCTTGAGCGAAGCGGAGTGGAAGTGGAGGGGGACAACAGCCCCGGTGTGGTACTAGCGAGCGCTCTAACGAGCGTCGCTCGCGTGAAGACTAAGGACCTTTACGCATTAGTCAAGCTGAGTTGTGCATGGATGCAGCGCAGCGGCCTGGGTACCACCACACTCCAAAACTGCGTGTTGAACGTACTTGCTTACATTTACGCCATCTCTGAGATCGGCGGGTCCGTAGGAATCCACAGCCACGAGACCCTTATGCCAGTTCTCCAAGACAAGATGGCC